GTAACAAGTTATTCGCAAAATATGTAGCAGCTGGTATGAGACCAGTGGATGCCTATATGAAGGCTTATCCCAATGCTAAGAGCAAGGACTATGCATTAAGTAAGGCAAAAGTTTTATTAAAAAGTGAAAGGGTCAGTAAAATGGTAGATAAAGAGATAGAATTACTATTAAGTGATGTTGGCATCACCAAGCGTTACCTGTTAGAGGAGGCAAAAGCAATAGTAGATAAGCCTGATGCCAGAGATGGCGATAAACTTAGATCCTTAGAAACATTGATGAAGATATCAGGTTTACTCACCAATGAGAAGAAAACAGACTCCATTGCCATGATACAGGAGTTTACTGGCTTTAGTAAGGATAAACTGTTGGCATTTGAACGTGGAGCACTCCCGCAAAAGAAAAAAGAACTATCCGATGGTAACTAAAACAGTATTCGTTAGTAAAGGCTATTGGGATGTACAGCCTATGCCTATTTGGCGTTATACAGTACCTAGGAACGTACTTTGGGGTAAAGGGCGATATAGGGTAAGCTTCCCTAACATTAAGAGCGTTAAGGACAAATAATGCCTCCTGATAATACATTACTCGGTATGTTAACTGGCGGGAAGTATCAAACTTCAAAAGATATACCACCACTTCAAGCACAGGGAGATCCATCTGCTATGGACTTAGCGAGAAGGAGGGAAGCAATATTACCGTATCTTGAATTTGCAACTGGTATACCAGCGATGGGTGAAAGGGGAGAGACACCATCCTTAGCAAATCTTGCGTTATCGGCTCCTGTAATAGGTGGAGCTGGTGTAGGAGCATATAAGCTTGGTAAGAATATTTATAAGAGGGCAACTACTGTTCCTGTATGGCGTGGTGTAACACAACCAGTTCAGACAATTATGAGTAAACGACCAGCTGGAAGTACTGGGGCTGGTGAATGGATACAGGGAAGTCCTTTATACCACAAAGCACTACATACAAGTATGAATCCACAAATAGCATTAAACTATGCTGTTAATCCTACATTTAGTGGGTCACCAAGTATGGGGCAATTATTAAAATTCAATGTACCAAAAAAATTATTTAGAGAACATGGGGTTCTTGGTCAGTTTCAGCCGCAAGCTGAAGAGGTTATATTCAGAAGTGGTTTACCAAAAAGCTTTCTAGAGTATGCGAAAAAACCATCACAGCTATCAGCTTTAGACAAAATGGAAAATTATTTATATTCTTTTGGTAGAAGGGGCAATCTTAATAAAATGAATGAAAAAGCAAAAGATGCATTAATGTCTCGTAGGGTAGCAAGAGCTGAAAAATTACAAAAGAAACATGGAATGACAAGAAAGTATCTTGGCGATGAAGAATTTTATAGCAAAGATGCTAATATGAGGTTTAATACTGATAGGTTAAATGAATTTTTAACTAAGACATATGGTGGACAACCTTAATAATGCCACCAAATAATACATTACTGGGTATGACAACTGCTGAGCCTGTCTCCACAGCTGTTCATAGTAATATTAATAGTTTACTGGCACAGTCTGATAAAACACACTTATGGCAAAAAGCTTTAGGTGAGGTAGAGAAAAGCATGTCTGGATATAAACATCCAGAACCTATAACGGGTACTGCTCCAGATATAGCATTATCCCCATTAGTTGCTGCTAAAAGTATTCCTAATTTATTAAAAATGGTAAAAAAGATAAATTTAAAGAATCCTATCTATCATCATACATCTATACCTAGAGCTAAAGAAATACTGAAAACTGGAGAAATAAAACCAACGAGTTCTGTTTTTAAGGGGGGCGAGACACCTAAATACTTAAAAGAAGTAGATGAGTTTGGGAATTACATGCCAGTGCCGAAAGCTTTCTCTGTAACTAGAGACCCCAAGTTTTTATCCAGACCGCATAGCAATATAGGAACTGATATAAGATTTATTATGGATAGGGATGAGTTAGTCAGGCAGGGTTATAAGTTAAAACCATTTGCTGAATCGGGATTTAGAAAAACATCGCATAAGTATGTTTCTCCTGAAGATTATAAAATAATACCGGGATATGGACATTATACAAATCCAATGAACCCTAGGTTTGAATTTGAAGAAAGAGTTCTAGGGAATTTACCAACAAAAGATATAAAATTAATTGATTGGGCTAAAATACCTATAGCTCATGGTACAAAACTAGCTCAGGGAGTAGAGAAGAGTAGGTATGGAGCAGTAGCACCAACACGAGAGTTACAGGATTTGATGCAATATATTATGAATACAGATAAAGCATATGATATAAATAAAGGTTGGTATAGAGCTCCACAATTACCACTTATAATGAGTGAACAAGTTCGTAGTACATTGAAGAAAGTACAGCCATATCTAACAAATGCATACACTCAGTATGGTCATCCTGATAAGGTTAAAGCATTGGAAAAATTAATGTCAGCACCAACTTATAAATATAATCCTTTTAAATAATGCCTGTACCATTTAAAAAAGATTTTAATATAACCCCCAGTCCTTCAGAAATGAAGGAAAGGGATGAGGTACTTGAAAAAGCTTATAATAGTCTTATTTACTTTGGCAGGGCTTTTTTACCTAGGGACTTTATGAATAAGTCTGCTTCCCCTGATTTCCATTTTGATGTAGCTAAAAAGCTTATTCGTACCGATCCCGGTGGTAGAACCTGTGTAGTCATGCCGAGGGGTTTTGGAAAATCTATCTTGTCAAAAGCTGCAATTATGCATAAATTGTGCTTTTCCAGTAAGGATAAACAAAATTTCGTTGCTTGGGTATCCGAAGAGCAGAGTCAGTCTATTGACCATTTGAAATACATAAGGAGTCATTTTGAGGTTAATAAGAAGATTAAATACTATTTTGGTAATATGGATGGCAGTACAGCTGGTAAGAGGTGGACAGAGAAAGATATTGTTACTCCTAAGGGAGACAGGGTTATTGCCAAGGGTACATCACAAAGACTTAGGGGTAGATCTGAGGTAGATGTCCGTTATACAGGCATCATCTTAGACGACTTTGAATCCGAACTTAACACCAAAACACCAGAACGCAGGTCTGAAATTAAGAAGTGGATCGTATCTACGGTCTATCCGGCACTGGAAGAGACACCCGGTAATGAAGGCTGGATCTGGCTATGTGGTACTATTGTTCACTTTGACAGCTTTTTGCAAATGGTATGTGATGGTTATAAGAAAGCTAAGAAAGATGGTCGTACTTATCCTTGGGATGTTGTATTCCACAGGGCGATTGAAGATAATAAATCTATCTGGAAAGAACAATTCTCCCTTGAGAAGCTGGCAAATAAGAAAAAAGAGTTCATTGAAGCAGGTCTTGTCAACAAGTTTGCACAGGAGTATATGAATGATGCTAGGGATATTTCTAATGCAGCGTTTAAAATTGATAGAATCCAATACTACAACGGGAGTGTAGAGAACCGTCAAGGGTTCAACTACTTAATAGACGGTGAAGATGCTACGCCCCTTAATATTTACATTGGCGTTGACCTTGCAGCGACAGCCACTGCGACATCGGATTATCAAGTCATTATGGTTATGGGTATTGATGCTAGTGGAAATCGTTACGTTCTGGATTATTATCGTGAGCGTATACCCACTTTTGATATTCCTCCTAAGATCATTGAGTTTGCTAAGCGATTTTCCCCGGTACGTAGGGTCACGATTGAAACGGTTGCTGCCCAAGAGATGGTTCGGGACATGGTTACAAGAATGTCCGCCAAAGAAAAAAGATTAATGCCCGGTATCTTTAAAGGGGTAAAGCCCCCTGCTAGGGTAAAGAAGGAAGATAGACTGGAAACAGCACTCGGTGCTATTGTTAATTCAAAGAAATTATATATCCAAAGACATATGACAGAGCTGGTAGATGAATTATTTGAACATCCTAAACCTAGACATGATGACCTAATGGATGGATTATACTATGCAGACTACTTTGCCAAACCTCCTAAGAGTACAAAGACAAAACTGGAAAACCTGCATAACGAAAAGTTAAATGATCGGAAGTTCAATATTGTAAAAGCTTATAATTGGATGACTGGATCTAGATCATAATCATTATTGTTTTGTATTTTATTTTTTCGTAATCTATACTAAATTATAAATCCATATGCCAAAGTATTCAAAAAGATCTAAAGATAGGCTTGCAACCTGTGATACCCGCTTGCAAGAGATTTTCAATGAAGTAATCAAATATGTAGATTGTTCCGTTCTTGAAGGACATAGGAGCAAAGAAAGGCAAAATAAACTATATGACGAAGGAAGAACAAAGGTACGCTATCCTGATGGTAGGCATAATGCTAGTCCTTCTCAAGCCTGCGATGTTACTCCCTACCCTGTTAATTGGGATGACAGAGAAAGACAGACGCTATTTGCTGGATTTGTTTTAGGCTTAGCTAGGGCTATGGGTCATAGATTAAGGTGGGGCGGAGACTGGGATATGGACTTTCAGGTCATGGACAACCGCTTCGATGATTTTCCACATTTTGAGATAAGGGACTAATAATGCCAAGCACAGATACAGTAACAGCAAAATTAACTCCGGGTGAATTTGTGATTAAAAAGAGTGCAGTAGATATTCTTGGAGTACCGCTACTAAGAAAATTAAATAACTTACCAGATGAAGGTGGTCACGATAACATAGATAAGTTATTGTCAATGGCTGCCTTAGAAGATGCTAAACCTATGATGGGTGGCGGAGTAACTACTCCTAATGGAGTAATGGGTTATGAAAATGGTGGATTAACTATTAGGCGTGGTGAAATGTCTCCAACTGATCCTCAATATCAAAATGTAGAATATAATTTACCCGTCAGGAGAAATGAATACGGGGAACCCGTTATGTCTAGTAACTATCAGGCTGAGTGGCTTAGACCGTATGTTGAAGGGCTTAGAGGTGCTGCTGATGAAAACAATATGTATAAGGATGCTCTTCAAAAATTTAATAAATTATCTTGGGAGGGGTATGGAGATCCTTTAGGTGCAGTTGCGGAGTGGCATAAAAGGGTTGATCCAGAAGGTCAATTTAAAGAAGGGAATATGACAGATGAAGTTTTATTTAGAAAATTAAAAAGAGCTGATAAAAATTTAGAATCTGTTGCTGATCGAAGCGAAAGAAAAATGCAGGAAATGATTTATTCTGCAAATAGAGAGCAATTAAATAGAATGAATTTCGACTCAATGGCAGAAAGGGCTTCTGATCCTTCAAAAAAATTCCGTAAAGCATCTAAAAATTACTCAGACATCTTACAGCAAATAATGCAAAGACCGATTGCTCACGAGAATTGGAATGAGGGAATAGATATGGATGAGGTAGATAAAATATCTAGTTTTAGAGATAAGGTTTTTGGTGAATATAGTCCAGATTCTAAAGTTATGAATCGCTATACATATCCTAATTTTCAAAATGGTGGTATGATAGGTTATCAAGAGGGTGAAGTAGTTCAAGATGATGCAATGATGCAGCAGTATTTACAGCATCAACAAATGCAACAGCAGCAACCTCAACAGCAAGGACAGCAGCAGCCATCTATAGCTCCTCCCGGTGCAGCAGCTGGTCAAACAATGAGTTGGGGTGAGCCCGGTGCTTATATGAACTCTTTAACAGCAACTAGGGATAGTTTGTATCAGGCAGCAGAACAGGCAAAGATTGACAGTGCTAATCAGTCTTTAGAGGCTATTAAGTTAGATTCTTTGATACAGTCTTTAGGTGGTGAGGGTGAGCTTATTGAAAAAAATCCTAAGCCGTTTGGAATCTATGGAGAGCAGCAATCAGCAGCACAAGATTCTGAAGCTAGAAATAGAGATGAATATATGAAACAACAAATAATGCAGAGGTTCTTTGAGCAAAATAGATAAAGATCCAAGAGCTTTACAGAACGAAGAACTTCATCGTCAATGGCGAGATGCTCGTTCTGACTGGGATACAGAATC